GGCATTCACCCCCCGGTTCTTGATCAGTGATGCCCGGCGCATCGGGCTATCCGCCGCCCGCACACCGGTGGCTGTCCACACATCATCGGGCAGCCCGGCATCCTCAATCACCCCGGACCGGATGTCGTCATACTCAAAATTCGGCCACCCCACCGCCATGATCGTGCGCAGCCGCTCCGGCGCTTGGTAAGTGGCATGGTTGATCCAGCGGTAAAAAGCCGGGTGCGGCAACTGGATGATGTGCTTGCCCAGCTTCGCTTCAGCATAGCCAATGTAATCCTGCACAAACTCCAGTCCCGGCACCAGGTACAAGTAATACGGCGTGAAGTCAAAATCATCCCGCGCGCTCAACCAGGCAGCCCACGAATCCTTACCCAGCGAAAACGACAACAGCGCCTTGTCATGCCCGCAGGCCTCCCGCACCACATCGCAAACCTGATTATTCACAAGCCGACACCTCCAACATGCTTTTTTACCCTGGCAGAGTCAAACACCCCCCAGTCATCCAGCCGGTACCAGTAATCATGCCCCTGGCGCTCACTGGCTATCCGGCACCCAAAATCCCGCAGGCTCTCCACCAGCCGCACCGCAGTCGGGCGGCTCACCCCCAGCACCCGGGCCAGCTCCACACTCGACACAGCGGCCCGGTCAATCACCACCAGCGCCCGCAGCGCCTTGTCCATTTTTGGGTTCGTCATTGCCCGCATCATAGGATCAAATCCTGATACTGGCAAAAGCGAAGTGGCAAGCATTTTTTAAATCTCAAACACCCGGCACCAGGCCGGGCGGTTTATTTCAGGTCAAGCAGTCACCGGCTCAGGCTTTGCCACTTTGCGGGCTTTCCTGGGTGCCTTTTTGGCCGATTCCTGGGCCTGGGTCACCAACTGGGCAGCAATCACGGCCACAGCGGCCGGGCAGGGCTCAGGCGGGGCATCCTCGGGCTCATCCTGGGCTTGTGGCAACGGCTCAGGCATCGGCCCTACAAAAGCCACGGGGTCAGGCTCAGGCACTGCCACCGGCTCAGCATCACTCACGGGCACAGCCTGGGCGACCTTCACCGGCCCACCCACCCGGCACGGCAGCACCACCCCGGAAAAATCTCCATCGGTCACAAAGAGCGACTTGTCAGCCATGGCCAAATGATCCCCCCTCCATTGGGCAGCTGGGGTCACACAATCTGCCAAATCCTGCACATAACCCGGCTCAACACCCATCCACAAAACATCCGACAGCCCGGGCAGGTTCAGGCCGGCATCATCACTGTGCAAAGCCACCTCAAACGGCATCACCTGCGCCTGATCCGTATCCACAGTCACCCGTCCCTCGCCAAAGTCAATCAACACCGCCTGAAACTTCTCGCTTTTCAGGCGGGCCACTTTGGCCATGGCACCCAGCACATCAGCAAACTGCACCGGGTTCAAACTTGCCCACACCGGGCGGGTCAGCACGGCAGGCATCACCCGCTCATAGTCCGGGAACTTTCCCTGAATCGCGTTGTTGATCCACACAAACGCATCATCAGCCTGCAGCAGCACACCCATCACATCAGGTGCACCCTCCACCTTTCCTCGCAGCGGGTTAAACACCGTCACCTTTGCAAACTGCCCGGCACTATGCACCAGCCATTTCAACGGGTCACGGTGCAAAATCACCTCCACGGCACCCCCCTCGCGGCAGCCACCATCCTCAAGGCGCATCGGGTACACCACCGGCACCCGGTTGCGATACAAGTGCATCCGGTGGCCATTGGTCCCCACCATCACCCCGTTGCTCAAGTCCAGCAGCACCCCGTTCAGGTAATAGCGAATGTCATGCTCGCCAGCAGCCACCAGCACCCGGTCCAGCGCATCCAGCTCCAGGTCAAAGCTCACCGCATCCATGTCCGGCTGTTTCGGCAGCACCCCAAGCACAATCTGGTCATCCCATTTTTTCGGCTTGTTAAACGGGGTTGTCAGCCCCTGGCCATTGCTCAAATGATCAGGCATCACCACCAGGTGGCGGCTTTTGGCCATGTGCGCCATGATCGCCGCAGCAGGCACCACCACTGGCTCGGTGATATTGGGTTGCACACACGGCACCCCAATCACCCAGTCAATTTCATTGGCCGTCATGGCGCTCTTGCCATCAAACACCACCGAGCGCAACTCGCCCAGCGCATTGGCACGGCGCGCCACCTTCATCAAACTCTCAAACGTAATCGCCATCTCACATCTCCATCAGGCCTGCAGCAATACCCCGAGGCGCGGGTTTTCGGGACAACTCCCGCCACTGCCCACAGCATGGGCAGTAACTGGGTCTGTCAATTCGCTCATGGACCTCGATAGGTGCCACGATCTGCAACCAGGCCGAGGCGTTTAACCGACCGCTGCTTCGTTGATTGCCTTGCGCTCATCCATCTTGTTAAACCGCATCTTTAGCGGCGACTCTGAGCGCATCGCGCAAAGCATCCACCTTGTCTGTGTCGTCGTTTTCAAGCAGCGCGAACGCTTCGGCGCGCAGCGTTCCCAGAAGCCCTTGCAGCCTTGCAACCTCGCGCCGGTACATGGCTTCTTTGTTCGTAACCGCCTTTGTGACCTGCGATAGTTCAAGGTACAGGCGGTCTATCATTGTTGTTTCCATGTTCTCTCCAATTAGGCTTAACAGGGCAGTCGAGAGGGACGCTACGCGCCCCTCACTTCACAAACCAGGGGCAATACTCTCAAACCAATCCCCCACATTCACCACCTGGGCGACGGTATAAGATTTTTTCGGCTCAGGCTTACGGTATTTTTTACAGCAAACCCCCGAGGAGCGGGGACGGACTTATTCAATCCATGGGGCATAGTGTAGCATCATTATTTGATACTGCAATAAATAAAATAATACCCGACAAATATAGCCGGGTATTATCATATTGTGGGGATTAAGACCCGAAGACCGGCCACCGGATACACCAGCCGCTTTCGTCAGCATCGCATAAGTCGATTTTGTCGCCTTGCTAGCCCGGGCATATTGGGCCTTGGTAGCCCGCCCACGAACCAATCGTGTTGCCATATCAATCACCTCCTTTCTGATTCGACAGAATCACCATGCCTTCATCCGCGCAGGCCCCGGCGGCCTACGTCAGCGCATCCATCACCTTCTTGGTAATCACCTTGTTCACCAGCTCCGGCAAACTGCCATCCGGGTACACCAGGCGCAAGCCCTTCAGGCGCTCAACTGTTTTGCGGGCCTTCACCAGCTCGTCATCGGCCAGCATCGCCAGCGCCTCAAAGTCCACCGCCACGCAATCCCACAGCGCGCCCCAGCTGGGCTCGGCGGGCTCCATCGGCTCGCCGTCCACCAGCCGCCGCTCAGGCGGGCACTGCTTAAAAATCACCGCATACGCCAGCAGCCGCGCATCCGTCAGCAGCAGCATCGCGCTCTCGCGCCGAGGGTTGGCCTTGTATTGCTCCAGCAGGGCATCAAAATCCATAGCTGTTCACACTTTCTCGGTGCGGGCTAGCCGTTGTTTCACCGCATAAAGCGGGCTGCGAATCATCCACGGCTTCACCTGGCCAGCGTCATACAGTTCAGCCTTGGTTACACCCAGCACACCCTCGCGCTGCGCCGGGCTCAGCCGCCCCATGGCATCCGTCACGGTTTCCTTGCCAGCCTTGTCCGCCGCCGTGACTTCATCCGCAAACACCATCTCCACAAAGCTCAGCGTGTTCGGGTGCGCTGGCCACGGGCAGCGCTTGGCATCGGGGTACACACCCCGGCCCAGGCCATACAGGTTTTGGCTGGCCAGCAGGTCGCAAATATCCGCCTTGGGGTGCCGTGGGCTCAGCAGAAACCTAAAACCCACGAATCCGGGCGTTTTCTCAGCGCCCGCCATGTACGCCGTGCCATGCGCCCGGTTGATTTCTGTGCGAAAAACCCGGTCAGCCTTCCACACCTCGCCACCGTCGCCGGTCAGCACATCAGCCTGGCGCACCAGCGCATCGGCCTTGCCGCCGTACAGCCGGGTGCGCACATCCAGCGGCACCGCCTCGCCGCTGTACATAAACTGGGCGCTGGCCTTGCTGGCATCCCACCCGGCCACCACCGCCCGGCCAATCGAGCGGGTCAGCGCCTCTTTGGCCCCCTGATCCAGTCGCCAAACGCGGTCGCTCAACTTCAGCCCGTCAGCCGCGGTAAAGCTCTGCACAAAGGCCACCGCCTCCTGGCTTACCGTCATGGCAGCGGCGCTGGTCAGAGCTGCTTGGGCCACGCGGCCCGTGGCAGCCACACCGGGCAGGGTGAAAGGGCGCACGCCCAGGTCAGCCGCCTCGGTCAGCTTCTCAGCCAGCAGGGCATCACGGCGCTGGCCCAGCGCGTCCACGATGTCCTCAATCTGGCGCAGCAGGTCTTTCAGCGCCGCTTGCGGCACCATGTCATTGGCATCCACCCGGGCGCGGATGGCCGCACGCACCTCTTGCATGGCATCGCTATAAATCTCTAACAGCGCATCCACGCTCTGCCCGTCAAGCTGCTGCATGGCATTGCGCGCCTGCTGGCTGGCCCGCTTGATGGCGGCACGGGTGGCGGCGGTGTTCGGCATCAGTTACGCCCCCGCCCGCCATTGCCCCCAGGCTGGCTAACCGCCGTGCCGCTTTCGCCCTTGCGCGCGTTGCCTGGTGTCACGCTCACGTTGGTGGCAGGCTTGGCACTCAGGGGCAGGCCGTCCGGCCCCACCTTTAAGGGGTTAGGGTAGGGGTCATTGCGCTGGCCCTGTGCGGTTTTCATGGCGCGCACCCGGTCGGCATCAAAGCCCATTTCGGTGTAGATCAGGTCATCGGGCAGCATCAGCGCCTGGTATTTCAGTGCCAGGTCGGCCACCTGGTTGTTGCTCTCGGTGCGCCGCTCGGCAAACCGCAGGTGAAATTCACTGGGCCCTGGGTCAATGCCCTTGAACAGCAGGTGAATGCGAAATGCAAACGCATACGCCCCCGCCTGCAGGTCTTGCAGCCCGTCCACCTCGGCGTAATAGTCGCGCTTCAGGTCTTCCAAGATGTCACGCGCCATGCCGTTGGTGTAGCCAAACAAGCCCTTGGGGGCGCTGGTACCGGCAAAAAAGGTATCGAGCAAATGCGCCACGTCGCCAATGTCGCCCAGCGTGGCATCACCCTGAATCGCCTGCACGGTGCCCTTGCGGTTCAGGTAAAAGTCGGTGGTGATCTCGCCCTTTTCGCCCTCGGTGCTCTGGCGGTACCGCATCAAATCGGCCTCGTCCGCCCCTTCCAGCACATGCGCCAGACGCAGCGGGGCACGCACCCGCCGGCGTATCACCAGGTCCTCTTCGGTCATCATCAGCTTGCGCCAGGTGGCCGCACACGCATCCATCCACGGGCGGCCCATGCTGCCCATGTCGTCAAAGTTGTCGGGGTCCAGCCTGCACAGGGCCAATTGCCAGGCGGCAAAGCTGGCCTGCACCTGGCCGGTCATCACGTCGCGCTGCTCAAAGGCGCGCGCCGGGTCTTTGAAGCGGCCGTTGTCGGCCACGATGGGGCAAATGGTGTCGCTTGGCATGCGCACGGCGGCTACCACGTCCTGCGCGTCGTCCAGCACCAGCTGCAGGGGCAAGTTGCCCTCTACCACCAGGCCACGGGCATCGCTGCGCAGTTTTTCGCTGCGGTTGAGCTGCAGGCGGTGTTCAAAGCGCTCCCACTCGTCCTTCAGGGTTTGGCTGCTGGCCTCTTCACCATACTGCATCACCAGCCCGCCGCGCACCACGTCGCGGCTGACACGGCTGTGGATCATCTTCACCCGGCCGTCGCGCTGGTCCATCTCGCGCATCAGCGCCACCAGCGCCCGCCGGTCGTAGTCCACAAACATGGCGTTTTTCATGGCCCGGGCCAAGGCCACGTCGGTGGCCACCCGCCCGCCGCGCTCACTGGTGCCTTGCGCTGCAGCAGGGAACAGGCCGCGCCACACCTCGGCAATGTTGGTTTTGGTGGCCGTGGCCAGGGTTTTGAGGTTCATGTTTTGTCCCAATTCAATGCAGCAAAGCGAGCCCGCCGCCCATATCGCCACCTAGCAAACTCTCCCGGGTGGCCTTGCGTTGCTGAATCACCGCCGGTGCATCGGCCAGCCCACGGGTCAGCAGGGCATACACGGCGGCGCAGGCGGCATCAAACAAGTCATCACCAATCTTCTGGTCCACCATCTGAAAGCTGCTGTAGCTGGCCTGCGTGGGCAGCGCCTTCATGTTGCCCAGTTGGCGCATAAACGCCAGCCAGGCCTTGTCTTCCTGGTCCCATCCCGTGTCCACATAGGGAAAAGCCGCCCGGTTGTTGTGAAACGCCTCGCGCACCGCGCTGGCCATCACATGCTTGGTCATGCCCTCAAAGCGCATCGGCGCAAACGCCCACATGCCCCAGCTGGTGGCATTGCTCTGGCCATCGTTCACCGTCTCGCGGTTCACCTCGGTCAGGCCCCGGCGGAACAGGTCATCGTTCACCGCCGTCATCATCCCCACCCCGTAGGCATCGCCAATGGCGTAGTCGGGGCGAAAGTAATCCCAGAT